GCAAAATCCGCACTTGCAATACCTTGTTCGCCCTTGTGTGCTCACGACTCTTGAGAATGACTTTCCGGCTGTTTCCTCATCGGCCGCTCGCAATACAGGGCATGACGTGCAATCGCGAGGAACAAACGTTGTCACTCGTGGCTTCGGCTTAACGTCTTCTGAGACTATTGACCCATCCACCTGCTCGCTTTTTTGGGACTCCATGACGCTGGCCTGCAGGCTTTCCGGCTGGCGGTTTTTGTTGTGCTTGCTCATTTGGGGCTTTCGGTCTTGGAGTAACTGACTGGCCGTTCGGTGTGTCCGGAGTCGGGGAGAGAAGATAAATGCCGCGAGCACTTGCCGCAGCCGCTGCCATATACGTCGCGTCGAGCCAATGGTTATTGTCGTTAATGACGTTCCAATACGTCTTGACGCCCTTGCCTTCCTTGAACTCAGACACGAGTTCTTCGGCTGCGATGTGCTGAGCGTAGGACGTGTGTTTCCGGTCGTTCTGCTGCACGAACAGCGACAACGCCCCGCGCCGCAGAAAGTTCTGATCGTCGAACGTAGGCGTCAGGAATCGCTCATGGACGAACTGTTTCCAATAGTCCGTGTTGAGTTCGTACAGCCACAGCCCTTGAGCCTCCTGATAGGCCGCGTGCATGTGAGCACCTGGCTTGATCTTGTCGGTTTCCTCTTTCTTGTCGCGATACTTCCCAATACCCTTGGACACGTAGAACGGAGCCCCGTGCACATCGCGAACGAACTGATACGCCGCATCGGTGAACGTTCCGGAGTCGACAAATACCGCATCGACTTTGCGATGTGAGCCAGCCGCGTCGACGTATTGCTTCGACAGCAATTCATCTCGCCAGTTCAACAGCGCCAAACAAAACATATCGCGGAATCAATCGGCCAATTCCTTTGGCAATCGAACTGATTGAAGCTGACCGACTCGCCACCGAAAAAGACACTTACAAGATCCACAGCAAGGATGGCAACAAGATTGTCCGGGGCGTGGAGCTTGACGACCTTGGAAAGCCGCTCGCGTACTGGATTTATCCAGAGCATCCAAACGGGCCATATGCAACGCGGGTTCTTCCAGAGCGTATCCCGGCCAAAGATATTCTGCATTTGTACCGGATGGACCGTATCGGGCAGACTCGCGGCGTTTCGTGGTTCGCTCCGGTGATGTCGTGGTTGCGGGATCTCGGAGTCTACGTCGACAATGAGATTCAGGCGTCTGCCGTTGCATCATGTTTCGGGGTTGCAATCACAACGACAGGCCGTGCCGGTTCTGGTTTGATGCCATCAACCGACAGTGAATCGACGGACATCAACGGCAATCAGTTCGAGTATCTTGAACCGGCAATGGTTGTCAGGTTGCAGCCTGGCGAGTCAGTTGAATCGATCAATCCGGGGCGTCCTAACTCAGCATCGGAACCGTGGATCAATCTGATGCTGCGAGGCATCTCAGTTGGTACGGGGCTGTCATACGAAGTCGTCAGTCGGAACTACAGCGGCACTAGCTACAGCAGCAGCCGCACAAGTATGCTTGAAGACCGTCGTCGTTTCCGCAGGTGGCAACGCTATGACGTACAGCACATGTGCCAGCCGATCTGGGATCGATTCTGTGATCAGGCCGCCACGGCAGGCGTCGACGGCTTTCCGTCGATGTCCGAAATACTTGCCGACCGTCGTGCCGCGACTGCGGTCGAATGGCAGACTCCCGCATGGGAATGGGTAGACCCACAAAGCGAGCAATCGGCATCTGACGCGGCATTGACGTCATTTCAGAGCACGTACCAGGACGAACTCGGTCAACGCGGCAAGAACTGGCGGAACGTGTTCTACCAGCGAGCAAAAGAAGAAAAGCTGAAACGTCAACTCGGGCTCGTCACTGCAGACATGGCCAACGTTGAAGCGTCTCAGGCCGAAGCCCAACAGATGGCCGCGACGTCTGCAAACCCAAACGGGGATACCACAGCGAATCAACCAACTGGCGAAATGGCAAACACTTCGCGGCTTCAGTGGGGTAGAAATCGGAAGGCTATCGAAGACGTCCTGCAAGAGTTCATCAACAAGACTGCAAGCGAGACAAAGACTCGCGTGATGTTGCAGACGCTGGGACTGACTGAAGCAACGGCAACGATGCTGATTCAGGACGCTCAGGACGGAACGGTTGATACCGATTTGAGTGAAGAGCCGGAGACAGAGAATGCCACGTAAGCGAGGCAAATTGCCACCAGTTAAGAAGCCAGCGGGCCAAATGGTTCTGCGGTCGGTCGGCTATGCCTCTGGCGTTTCGGATGTCGTCATTGCCACTGAAACACCAGTGAGACGATACGACGAGGAACGCGGTTACGTCATAAACGAAGTTCTGCTGATGGAGGGCGTTGTTCTTCGTGCCAATCAATCACAGATTCCAATTGTTGACAGCCACGACGACAGCACAGTCAGAAACATTTTTGGCAGCATTCGCGGGCTCCAAGTGATTGACGGGGAGCTTCACGGTGCTCCAAGTTTTGCCAGTGATCCAGACGCACAGCTAATTTGTCAGCGAATGAACGAAGGGCACATTACTGATTTTTCAATCACTGCCTTGCCAATGGAATCGCTGTTTATTCCTCACGGTCAGTCGTACACGACACGACGCGGCCAAACGATTGACGGTCCAGCCATCATTCACACGCGATGGCAGCCACACAACGCATCGATCTGTGCCACCGGCGCGGACGAGCTTTCTACTGTCCGCAGGTCATACACAGACCTCGAAAGAAAGGTTAAGAGAACGATGGACGAGGCACTGTTGACTCAACTGGCAGGAATGGGACTTCCCGAAGGCATGACCGACCCAAACCAGATTTTGGCGTGGGTTGTTGGCAAACTTGGAACAGGTGCAGCCGCCGTGGCTGAACCAGCTGAACCAGTGGAAAACATGGAGGGCGATCCTAAGCCCGACGAAGAAAAGAAAGTCGAGAATATGGACGGCGACCCAACAGAAGAAGACAAGAAGAAGGATGTCGGTGAAGCCATCGCCCGCGCGTTGCGAGCTGATGCGAAACGACGCAAGGAAATCCAGAGCCTGTGCACTGCTCACAAGATCGAGCGATCTTTTGCAGACTCGCTCTGTGACGACGGCGTCGACCTCAACACGGCCCGTGCAAAGGTTCTCGAAAGAATGGCAAGCAAACCAGTTGGTCAAACGACCGAGCGTGTCACTGTGACTGAATCCGCAGACGATAAACTGTTCGCGGCGGCCCGTGATGGCCTGATCATGCGAACGCTGCGAGCTGCTGGTTCACGGCAGACAATTGAGCGTCCAGCCGCTGGACATGAAGACTTCCGCAACATGAAGCTCAGCCGAATGGCGGAATTCTATGCGGAGCGTCTCGGCTGCGACGTTCGCCGCATGGCCGCAAAGGATATCGCTCTGGTTGCAATGGGACATCCCGGAACAGCTAACCGATTTCGAATTCAGCGTGATGCGTACCACACAACCGGAAGTTTCAGCAACCTGTTGCTTGACGCTGCCAACAAGACCCTTCTGGCCGGATACGAGGAAGCCCCGTATACTTGGGCAATGTGGGCTCGCGATGCTGGCACGACTGCGGACTTCAAGAACCTGAACCGCATTCGCTTCAGTGAAATGGGTACACCCGAAATGGTGCCAGAGGGCAAGGAGTATCCAGAAGCCGCGATGAGCGATGCAAAGGAAGTCTACAAGGTCGACAAGTACGGCAGCATGTTCACCGTGACTTGGGAAACCGTTGTCAATGACGACCTTGACGCAATCAGCCGCATTCCTGCAATGCAGGGTGCAGCGTGCCGAAGATTGCAGAATCAGGCTGTCTACGGGGTTCTGACTGCGAACGCAGCAATGGCCGACACTGGCACGCTGTTTAACGCGACAGCACAGACGACCGCTGGTGGTCACGCGAACTATGCGAGCGGTGCAGGTGCTCCGAGTGTTACAACTCTGAACACAGCCTACATCAGCATGATGACCAAGAAGGGTCTGCGTTCAGACGTGATTCTGAACATCCAGCCAGCCTTCCTGATTGTGCCAGCGGCTATCAGTGCGACCGCACTGCAGTTGCTGGGATCTATTGCAGATCCGTCCGTGGGTGGTTCTGCGGCTGGCAACAGCAACACCAAGAACATCTACGGGCCGAACGGCGATCGACCGCTGAAGGTGATTGTCGAGCCGCTGTTGGATGCGAACAGCTCCACAGCCTGGTACTTGGCAGCCAACAACAGCCAGGTTGACACGGTCGAAATCACCTTCCTCGAAGGTGAACAGTCCCCAGTCCTCGAAAATGAATGGGACTTCGACAAGGACGTTTACAAGTACAAGGTCCGTCAGACGTTTGGCGTTGCTGCCATCGACTTCCGTGGCTTGTACAAGCACGCCGGGGCTTAATGCTCTGGTGACTGATACTGTCCGGCCGGTCATGTGATCGGCCGGACTTTCGAAAGCAAATTGCTACGGTAGCGAGATGCGATGACCCGTTAGACAGAAAGAAATTGACATGGCCGGAATTCAGGATTTTGTGAAATACGAGGAAGATTTCCTCGGACCAATGACGCTCACGGCATCACCAACAAATGGCGACCGATGGGACATTGCAGACACGTCCTCCGCTGGCACGCCGACATACACAGTTGGCGGGATCAACGGAGAAGCAACGCTTGCTTTCGACGCTCAGAACGAAATTCAAAACGTCTGCCTGTTTCAGTCCGATGTCCTGAACTGGGACATTGATTTGATTCAGCGTATTGAAATGCGAGTCAAGACCTCAGCAACGCTCGACAGTGCTACGTCTCTGGCATTCGGCCTTGCGTCTGCCCGCAATGATGCGATCGACTCAATTGCCGCTCACGCAAGCTTTCGCATCATCGGCAATAACACTCTGGTCGTTGAATCCGATGACGGCACAACAGACCTTGACGATAAGGCGACAGGGGCGACGCTGGCCGACACCTACAAAAAGTTCGTCATCGATTTCACAGGCGGCAAAAGCAACGTCAAATTCTACGTTGACGGCGTTCGCGTCGCGGCATCGGTAACCTTTGACATGTCGGCTTATTCTGCTGGCCTGCAGCCATACGTGCAGATTCAAAAGACGGCCGACACGAACACTGACAGCGTCACAATTGACTATGTCAAGATCGAAGGCAAGCGAAGCTGATGAGTCTCGCGGAACGGATTGTAACCGATGCGGCGAGCGTGTTTCTGAAC